AGTCCACGGGAATCAGGCTTTACTAAACTGCGGGTATAGGGCGGGATCCGGCTGTGTATTCATCGATGACGACATCAGGCCGGAAGCGTTCCGGGAAAGTCACGGAAGTTGGTGATCCGAGCCTGGAGTGGATCGGGATGGAGCCTCACTGGGAGCTAGTAGAAGCTCTTCAGGGTGGAACATTTGCAATCAGAAAAAAGCACCGCAAATATCTTCCGCAAGAGCCCCGCGAGTTGGATGAGAGTTTTGACGCCAGGCTCATGAGGTCATGCGTCCAGCCTTATCTGACCAGAATCGAGCGGCTCTTGGCGGGCATGTTGACCCGCAAACCTGTGCGCCTCACTGATGTCAGTGATGTGATCACAGAGCACCTGTTTGATGTTGATCTCGGCGGCAACAATCTCGACGTGTTCTTGTACGAGACCGCGCGCAAGATGATCCGCTACGGGCACATCGGGGTCTTGGTGGATGCACCGCGCGCTGGTGACAATGGCCGTCCGTACTGGACCGCGTACACGCCGCGCGACATCCTTGGCCATCGGTCAGAGATTATCGACGGCCAGCAGAAGCTCACCCAGCTGCGTCTTCACGAGCAAATCGTGGTCCCTGAAGGTCTCTACGGCCAGAAGCAGATCGAGCAAGTCCGTGTTTTGACCCCTGGCGGTTTTGAGATCCACCAGAAGGACGACAACGGTGATTTCAAGATTGTCGGTGAGGGCCAGACCAGCCTCGACGAGATTCCGTTTGCTGTTGCCTATTCCAACCGCGTCGGCCTGCTTGAGTCACGCCCGCCGCTGGCTGACATCGCTGAGCTGAACCTTAAGGCGTATCAGACGCAGAGCGACCTAGACAACATGCTGCACATCTCGGCGGTGCCGATGTTGGCGCTGTTTGGGTTCCCTCAAGCGGCAGAGGAGATCAGCGCAGGCCCAGGCGAAGCAATGGCCCTTCCTGAGACGGCGCGGGCAGAATTTATTGAGCCCCAAGGCAACAGCTACGACGCGCAGTTCAAGCGCCTCGAACAGCTGGAGAATCAGATCAACACCTTGGGCATGGCCGCCATCTTGGGTCAGAAGCTCTCAGCTGAGACAGCTGAGGCCAAGCGGATCGACCGCAGCCAAGGTGACAGCACCATGCAGGTGGTGGCTCAGCAGGTGCAGGACATGGTGGACAACTGCTTGCGTTTCCACGCGGCTTATATGCAAGAGCCGCAGGCTGGCAGCGCGTTTATTAACCGCGACTTTGTTGGCGCACGTTTGGAGCCGCAGGAGATTCAATCTCTGCTGCAGCTCTACACCGCAGGCACGATTACACAGCGCACGCTGCTGGAAGAGCTGAGCAAGGGTGAGGTGCTCGACGACCTCGACGTTGAGGAGGAGCTGGAGGCAACCCAAGCGGGTGGCCTGGTCGAGATTGCAACGCCAGAGCCAACCCCTGAACCTGAGGAGGCAGAAATGCCAGAACCAGAGGAAACTGAGGAGGAATCAGAAGGTGCTGAATGATGGTTGGACAAACTGCACAAGCCAAACCCGCCTAGGAAGCAGCTGCTGTTCTTCGCTCAGGAAGAGCTAGCTAATGAATACTTTGCGGTGATCAGAACGACGTGGTTTGAGCAGGGCAAGATCTGCGCCGTTACTGAGTCGCATATTCACACCTACGATGACGCGGTGATCGCTGAGTTCACGGGCATCGTGGGTGAAGCATTGCGGATGGGTGCAGATGTGTCGGCCCTGTCGATTGCTACGGCTGAAGAACTTGGGATCGAGCCGACATGAGCACGCCTGCTGAGTTCTACAGAAACGCCATTGACTTGAACCGTTACAGCAACGGTGTGGCAAAAAGAATCATCAATTCATATAACGATTTGGTGATTGATGCGATTGAGCAGCTGAGCGGGCTTGATGGATTGCCTTCGCCAAGCAAGGCAGCGCGATTGCGGTCAATTCTTGGTCAGCTCAAAAGCAGCATCAATGTATGGGCACAGCAAAGCGTTTCGCTGTCGATAAGTGAGCTTGAAGAGCTGGCTGATGTAGAAGCCGGATTTGTTGAAGCAGAGTTGCGTAAAGCACTGCCGCCGGAGCTTCGCGGTCAAGTCCAGTCGATCACGATCTCTCCTGGCTTTGCGGAATCAGTGGTCACGGTTGATCCGACCCAAAGGGGGATTGTTTCTCTCAGTGATGACTTGCAGGCTGCAGTTACTGGTGCAGGCACCACCGTTCAAGTCACCATCGCAGATGGGGTCACTTTGACTTTGCCAAATGGGCAGGTTCTTCAGAAGTCATTTGAAGACTTAGGCGAAAGGCAGGCTGCATTGTTTGGTCAGTCAGTCCGCAACGGTCTGCTGCAAGGTGAAACCACGGACTCAATCGTTAAAAGATTGCGCGGTCGATTGCAAAAAGAACAAAGGGGCAGCATCAGTCAGATATTGGCCGCAGGAGGCCAAGCAACAGTCCCTGCCAACAATCAGATCAGGACGCTAGTTCGGACAACAATCAACCAAGTTTCAAACGCTGCCATCCAAAAGGTTTACGAGGCAAATCGTGATGTCACTAAACAGTACAAGTACATTGCAACGCTTGATGGCAGGACTTCGGCGATCTGCCGTGCATTGGATGGGACGGTTCACGATTACGGCAAGGGGCCTTTGCCGCCGCAACACTTCAACTGTCGATCAGCCACGGTGCCAATTATTGATTACAAGGGGCTAGGGATCCCTGAGCCAGAGGAAGATGAACGCTCAAGTGCGAGCGGGTTGGTTCCTGAGGGCACAACTTACGGTCAATGGCTTAGGGGCCAGCCAAAAGCAGAGCGTGAACGAATCCTTGGGCCACGTGCTAAGTACTTTGATTTTCTAAGTGACAAGTTTGGCCCTGAGGATGCGATCAGGAAATTTGTAAGGCAAGACGGGGCAGAGCTAACCTTGGATCAACTGCGTCGCCGTTATCCCGATGCCACTTCCAGCTAAGTACAAGTTCACGGCGCAAGGCGCTGAGGCTAAGCCCAAGGCCACGGCCAAGAAAAAGTCCGCTAAAAAGGAAGCGGCTACGGAGGCTGACTGATGCCTAGCGGACCTGGCACTTACGGCTCAAAAGTGGGCCGACCCAAAAAAAAGAAAAAGAAGGGAGGCAAGAAAAAATGAAAAAGGGTTCTCGCGTTAGCTGGGTCTACCAAGGCAAGCGCACCTTTGGCGTTGTCACCAGCATCAAGGGGGAAGGCTCCTACAGCATCAAGGGGCCAACGGGCGGCACCGTGACGCGCCGTGGCGCCAAGGGCGATCCTGTGATTGCCATCAAATCTGAGAGCACCGGCAACCCGGTATTGAAGAAGCGTTCGCAGCTTCGCGCTGCTCCTAAAAGAAAGTGACCATCAAGCGCGGGGGGCACACGTTTAGCGGCTTTGACAAGCCCATCCGCACTCCTAACCATCCGAGCGGCAAGTCTCACGCTGTCGTTGTCAAGGACGGCGATAAACCGAAGCTTATTCGGTTCGGCCAGCAGGGTGCTAAGACGAAGCGTCCGCGCAAAGGCGAGAGTGCTGCTGACAAAGCTAAGCGCAAGTCGTTCAAGGCACGTCACGCAAAGAACATCGCCAAGGGGAAAACATCTGCCGCATATTGGGCGGATCGAGTGAAATGGTCCTGAGCCAGTTACAGTGAGCGTGAAATTAACCTTACGGGTTATCAATGTCTGAAGAGCAGAATCAGGAGATTACGTCTCCCGCAGCTCCAAACAATGCCGAGCTGGATGCACTTAAAAACAGCATCCAAGCGTTGGAGAAAAAGAATTACGAGCTGATTGGCAAGCTCAAAGAAGCAAAAACCGTTCCTGACGGTGTTGATGTTCAGGAGCTGCTTGAGTTCAAGAGGAACGTTGAGCAGAACAAACTTGAATCAGAAGGCAAGTACACAGAGGCGCGTCAGGCTCTTGAGCAGCAGTTCCGTGAGGCTGCTGAAGCCAAGGACAAGCGGATTGCTGAGCTTGAAGCACGAGTCCGCGAGCTTGAGCTGATTGCACCTGCGAACACAGCATTGGCGGATGTTGTCCATGATCC